GCGCCCTTGTACAGAGCCAGCATGTGCTTCATCTCCGCGCGCGTGACGCCGTGATCGATCAAGCTGTCGACCTCGGCTGCAATATCACACAGGGCGTCCACAGGCGCCCCGTCCTCGTTCCCAGCAGCGCGCAACGCCGCATAGGCCGCCTCGTTCAGATCTTGCATCGCTTCTTTGTATGTCTTGGTCATTGGTTCTCTCCTTTTGTGTTCGCTGCATACACCGCCTTGGCAAAGCCGCGAGGCGTTGCGCTGCGGATGTCCTTCGTGCGCTGGGACTTGCCGCCCAGCTTCATCATGGCCGTGCTGTACCCGTTGCCGTGGTACTCCTCGGGCAGAACAGGGGCCATGTCTGGCATCTGGAACCCGCCGCCAGTCCAGAGGCAGGTCTTCTTCTTGTACGCGTCATACGGCGCGATGTACTCGGGCCAGCGCGGGTGCTCCGCCTCAGCGTCAGGAATGTATCCGCCGTACTCGAACGGGTGGAACGAATGATCCGGCTTGCGCCACTTCGTCGCCAGCACCGACACAGGGTTCTCTACAAAGTACGGCACACCGAGGATATCGAAGAACTCGGCGCAGGCGATCGCGTAGGACACCGCCTTGGTCTGGAAGTCAGGGTCGGCCTCGGCCTTCTTGGCAAACCATGCCGCCCCCGACACCGCCAGATCAGTGCAGACAGGGAACGCCATGCCAAAGACAACAGGCACCTCGATGTCGCCGATCGCATGTATCAAGTCGTGATACGTCTCCCGCTTGTGCAGGTCAGCGTAGTTGTAGTAAATGACCCCGCCGCCATCGAACGTCTCGACCTTCGTGTCGTCGTGCTGGATGTCGTAACAAACGCACGTATACCCCGCCTCGGCCCATGGCCGACACGCTTCGCCGGTGAAGTCGTACAAGCTGATAACAATACCCTTGATCATAGCACCACGATCCGAAACTCGTCGCGGCACATAGGCGACGACATGTCACCCAGCTCATACGCCTCCTGCAGATCCTCCAAAGTCTCCGCAATCTCCACCTCAGCCTCCTCCTCACTGGAAAAGATTATCGGCTTTTCGTACTCGGACCACACAGCCTCCCAAACGCTGCCCATGCGGGTCTCCACAATAAAGCGCATCACGTCACCTCCTCCAGATACAAGAACCCAGCGCTGTTGCCCTCTTCGTCAGAGGAGATAACAACGCGGACCTTGGTCCCGTCAGGGTGCATCATCAGAAGTACAGGGAAGACAGTGCCCTCGAACTCGTCCGTGTCAAACTCGACACCCGTTACGACGTAGTCGATCAGCTGGCTGTAGTATTTTGTATAAAAGTCCACGGTTCTCTCTCCTTGGTTGGTTGGTCGATGAAATTGAATATAGAGATAAAGTTAAGCAGATCAAGGGGGCTCGGTTCTCGGACCTTGGATCTTTCGATAGAGGGGCGCGGTCCTTGGTCCAGGGGGTGGAGTGGGGCGGTCCGGGGGGGGGCTTGGTCCTCGGTCCTTGGGCCCTGCATACACTATAGGGAGTTTCACCGTGGAAAACGAATTCACGTGAATATTTTTGAGATTTGGTGTATGCAGTGTATGCAGTACCCTAAAACAGAGGTTAAGTACTTGTTTTATATAGACAAGTGCTGCATACAAAACACGATTTTAAAGTGTATGCTGCATACACTAAAACGTATGCAGTCCCTGTTTTCTTCTGAACTTCCAACTGCCCTGCTCCATGAAATCAGTTTTGGGTTGTTCCGTTGCCCCTGTGGAAACCCCCTATAGGGGGAGAGAGTTGCGGGCCTGCCCCTGTTTGGTGTAATGTCTGGTCATGTCAATTTGGAGGTGTTCATGTCCACTCTAAACGAGGAAGGCGTGTGGATCCGGTCGGACGGCAAGCCGGATCCCCGCAAGGGCGCCCTGACGGGTCGCCAGAAGTCTTTTGCCAAGTTCATCGTCGAGGGCGTGTACTCGAACGCTGAGTGCGCCCGTCGCGCTGGCTATGCCGTTGAGACGGCCGCTGTGTACGCCTCAAAGCTCTTGAACGGTCGCGACTACCCGCACGTGCTGGAACATATAGACGAGCTGCGCGAGGAGCGAGAGCGCCGCTACGGGGTGACCACGATCGGGCAGCTCGAGCGCCTTCTGAAGCTGTCCAAGGGTGCGGAAGATGCGGGCCAGTTCAGCGCCGCGATCAACGCGGAGAAGATCCGATCTGCACTGGGTGGGTTGACGATCGACCGCAGAGAGAACATCAACACCATTGACCAGATGTCGAGGAACGAGATTCTCGGGCGGCTGGAAGCGCTTCGCAAGCAGTACCCGCAGGCGTTTGCCATTGATAACATGAAGGATATCACCCCCGATGAGTCGAGGACCGGAGGCGAATTTGTGGGCGTCCTTGAGGCAGAATCTGCCGACGACAGCTTTTCCCACTCGGATTGAGAACACTCATGGTGGCGGCGTTCCCGACGTTTACATCCTATGGGATAGCATGCCCTTTTGGATAGAACTCAAGGTTGCTAAAATAAATAGCTGCAATGTTCGTCCTCATCAAATCGCGTGGAATATGGCCCATTACGCTCGCGGCGGCCTCTCGTTCTTCTTGGTAAAGGTCCTCTCGACCGGTGTTTTATGGTTATTCAGGGCGGATCAGGGTCCGGAGTTGGCGTCTGGCGGGTGTTCCGCGGCCCGAGGTGCGCGGTTCGAGAGCATGGGTGCGTTGGTTGAGGGTTTGCGTGTTGAGGTTGAGGCGCACTATGCTCGGGTCTTGCGGCCTTAGGCGCGCTTTGTTGGGTCTTGCGGCCTTAGGCGCGCTATTTTCCCGGTTCGTGGACCGAGGCCCGAAGGGCCGAGGGCCGCTCTTGGTGTCGTTTGCCCCAGCCACGGGGTGCGTGGCTGGGGTGTGATAGTAGTCAGGGGTCAGTGCTCGACAATCGCGATCGACTTGGCCTTGGTGCTGCCGTTGCAGAGTTTGCAGGCCTCGCATGTGGTGCGATGTCCGGCCTCCTTGGACGCTGGGCAGAGGACTTCGTGTGCCTTATCGATCTGCTCGATGCCTGTGATGATGCGGAAGGTGCGACGACCGAAGCGCCAGTGGCCCCATGCTTGGTGGTAGTTGTCGACTGACTGCATCGCGATGTCTGGTCGCCATCCAGAGAAGTGCGAGTAGGCTGTGTAGTGCGAGCACTCCTGCAAGAGCCGCTCCCATACGACGTCTGGTGCGGCACTGGGGTCTCCGTAGGTCCCGACGCGGATGTAGCGACCTTGGCCGAGTGACGTGCGGTCGTACCATGTGTCGGCCATCGGATACGTGCCGCGATGGTATGCCTTCCAGCCGACCGTCGGACCCTGCCCGAGGTTCACGTAGCACGGACGGTCGGCTGCCTGCTTGCGCTTGGGATCGTCTGTCGGTGTGCCGCGTAGGTTGCAGTCACCGCAGATGCTGTAGTCCTCGCCTGTCTTGCTGGCCTCGAGAGGGTTGATGTCCTCGCGGATGATGTAGGTCTGCAGTGCGGGTCCGGTCTTGGGGTTGGCCTTGGTGAGTGTTGCGATGACGATGATGGGCTTGCCGTCGAGCAGGCTTGGCCCTCGATATATGACGCCAGACTTCATGTGTCTTGCTCCTGTTGGTTGAGATAGATTGCTAGATTGTAGCCCAGAGCTGCAGCCTTGAGTAAGGCTGGTCGGTTGTCGTGGGCGTGTCGCATGATGAAGAGAGAGATCTCCTGCCAGTCTGTTGGTGTGGACGAGAACTCGAGTGGTTTGGGCATGGTTGCTCCTTCTGGTTGAAACGGGGTGACCGTAGCCACTCCGTGGTTGGTTACTTGTTGAGAGTCTCGAGCTGGTAGGTCAGGCCCTGCACTGCGCACTCGAGCGCCTCCTTCCGGATGGCCTCGAACTTAGAGTGCAGGTTTCTGGCCCCAAGGTAGTTGTCGTCGGCGGTATCCTTTGAGATTGGGCCGAGGATGCGCAGTACCGTGTTGAGCTCCTGAAGAGTGATGTTGATGGCTGCGGTGAAGTGGTCTTCGTTTGTGTAGCGGTAGTCCATGATAGTGCTCCTTGGTTTGAAGTTGGTTGATGATTAGAACCAGATGTCGCGCGAGGTGTCGGCTGGCAGCCGGTCGTAGCTCCGGATCCTGCTGCGGTTGCCGTGGTCCACGAACTTGTGTGCGAAGGCGCCCTTGACGGCCTCCCACTGTCGGATGAATACCCCAGCGTCCATGTCCTCCTCG